CAAGTGCAACGAAACGGCTTGGGCTACGTTAAAGGAAAAGAATGAGGCCTGACAGTCCTTGCATAGCAGTCTGCACCACCTTGTATGACGAGGTGTGTAAGGGCTGTGGCAGAACTTACATGGAGGTTGCTTTGTGGAACGAGATGGAACAGCACGACAAAGAGCAGATCTGGAAACGTATAGACAAAGAAGCAACAGCCTGGAGATACAACAGATACAAGGACAGGACATGACCTTTTCGGTAATCTTTCAAGTTGATGGAACACCAGTACCCAAGGGTCGTCCAAGGTTTGCTAGACGAGGCAAGTTTGTCTCAACTTACAGCCCCAAGACCACTGTTGACTACGAATCTAAGGTTTCTGATGCTGCTAAACAAGCAATGGGCTCACAGAAGCCCCTAGAAGGCCCCATAGTGGCCTGTATTTACATTACCCTACCCATCCCGGCCTCATACCCCAAAAAGCGATTTAAAGCCTGTTTATCAGGTGAAGAGCGTCCAACCAAAAGAAGTGACATTGACAACTTTGTTAAAGCAATCTTTGACGGTATGAATGGGGTTGTGTTTGAGGATGACAGTCAGGTGGTGTCTCTTCACGCAACTAAGGTGTACGGGACCATAGGCATGGTCGAAGTAATGGTGCAAGAGCATCTTTTGTAATGGAATTAAGTGATGCGAAAAAAAAGTAACTACAAACCCCGTGGTGTCCGTGTTGACAACATGAGTTGGGTCATTGCTGGCATGAAGAAGGTAGGAGCCTTGCCTACTGCTGGTGTGGCACTAAAGCTGAAGAACCATGAAGCCTTGGACTCCATCTTGACGGGTCAGGGCACAAAAGCACACGTTGATGTGCTGATAAACGCTGTGAACATGACAGAAGCTATGGCCCGTATCAGGGATGACTTGGGTGCTGATTGGGTAACAGAGATCAAAGCCGCCCAAGATGCCATCTACACAATGGGTAAGCGCGGTGTTGAAAGAGGCAGTTTTGCCTTTACAGGACCAGAAATGACTGCTGTCAGGCTGATCATGGACCTTCATGATGCCCAACTAGACGACTGTTCGGTCAGAGAGATGGAGCAAGCATTGTTCATTGTTGGAGAAGAAATCCGTCTGAAAAAGGCTAGACCAATCATTGAAATTGCCCAACCAGTTTGATTTTGTGGCTTATAATTCAAGCCATGAAACAACGTGGCGGCTCAAGAAAAGGTGCTGGTCGTAAAAAGATCAGTGAAGAAGGACGGACTATCCGAGCAAGGGTTGGTCCTGTCCACGAACAAGCATTGATGCTGGCGGGGAATGGCTCCCTGTCAGAAGGCATTCGTAGATTAGCTGAGAAGCATTGGAGATTAGTGCATGGAGATAAACCCAAACAAAGCCATCCAGTATTTAATGGACACGGCTCCTTTGTACGCCCAAGCGAAAGCAAACCGGATGTACCTGGAGGAAATGAGAAAGTCAGTGAAAGCAAAGCTGATGAAGGGTTGCCAAGAGACAGTGTTGGGTAAGCAAGAGATATACGCCTACGCTCACCCTGACTACATTGAGATTCTTGAGGGCATCAAAGTATCTGTGGAGCGTGAAGAGAACTATCGCTGGCTGATGACTGCCGCCCAAGCAAGGATTGAGGTGTGGCGCACTCAGGAATATTCCAAGCGTTCTGAAATAAAGAATGTCGGATGAACAACAAGCTGAACAACAAAGAGAGGCTGCATTTAGGCAGGGTGAAAGATTTGCCTTGCTCAGTCTGTGATGCTCCTGGACCAAGTGAAGCCCACCATGTGAAGCAAGGACTTCAATACACCTGTGTGGCTTTATGTCCTGACTGCCATACAAGTCCAAAACTGGGATGGCATGGCGAGAAGAGAATGTGGGCCATTAAGAAAATGGAAGAGATTGACGCTCTGAATATCACAATAATGAGATTGCTAGAATCTAGCGCCAAAAATAATAATGCTTTCTAATTTCAAAAGTTTCAAAAACTTTGAAGTTCTAAAAATTGGTTAAATCGTGTTTGTAAAAAGTAAATGCACCTTTTTTCAAAAACACCCATTTTTCCACCCCTGATTAGGGTTTACCCTAAGTTTTAATAAGTGGGCACTCACTTCACTTAAAAATCAAGCAGCGCATGAGACACCAGTGACAATGCCCCTAGAATGCCCTCAAAAAGCCCTTGTGGGCCTCTTTTTGTGCTGGTGCATACCTACTATGCCAAAACCAAGAAAATCGATTGTAGGCCGTTTAAATCGATGCGCTTGAAGTGAGTACTCACTAACTTAGCAAACCCAAAAAAACCCGGAACGAATCCGGGATTCTTTGGAATTGTCACTTAGAGGCTGTCAACCAACACCCAAAAATTCTCGCTGCTGACGTTTTGCGACTGTTCTGGGTTGTCGCATGAGCAAACAACCAAGCCCAATTTATGCACCTGAATGACCTTCCACAGTGCTGCATTGTCCTGAGTAGTGACAACGCCAATTTGACCGATTTTGTTTTCTGTGTGCATATGTTCTTTCAGTGTGTTGAACGGTAATAGCGCAAACCGTCAATTACGCAAACAATCCAGCGCTTGAGGTCACCATTAGGCTTTGTCCACAATGAGCGGGGGAAATCTTTGTAATGTGTCGCACCATTCCCAAAACGTATTTCAGAGGGTGTAGGTTTGCGGTAAGCCGTAACGCTTCGGTCAGGATCAGAGTAAATAAATGACATAAATTAGCCCTCTGGATGTTCTTGTTGAAACAAAGAAACCGCCTCTTTTTTGGTGTATCCCATGTACTGTTTAGAGACCAGGTAACCGTCAACAATTGCACTGATACGCCAAGCGCCTTGAAATGTGCGTTCAATTTCCAATGAATATTGAGACATTTTTAATCCTTTGCAAAGTTAGCAACATATGAAAAATCAGGCCGCCATTGTTTAGCGGCTTGCACGGCTTCACGGCATGTTCTGTAAGCATTGGTTGACCATAAATAATCAAGCCCTTTTGTATGTTCGCTATCTGGAATATTTGAGTTCTGTCTGACCCATACATGAATTTTGCGTTGGTAAACTTTGAAATCTGTTCGCATGGTGTACCCCTTAAAAGCATTGATAGATAAAACAATCGTTAGCTTCGCCAATGACTGAAGTGTTATCGCAAAGGTAATTCATTACATGTTGCTTGGCTTCAACATCATCTAAGCCAGCAATGTCAATTGAGTAATATTCGGAAATAGTTTGCCAAGATTGTTCGCTATATTCGCAACAAATAGCAATTACATCGAATTCAATTTCTTCGCCAGTTTCTTTCTCATAAGATTCAAAGTAATCAAATAATTGCTCAAGCCCTTCACGGCTAAAGTTATCCGGGCGAATGGCGTTAAAAGCGTGTCGAAAATCGTTGAAATCTACAGTTGTTTTCATGGTGTTTCTTTCGTGAATATATTAAAAAAGGCTTACATCTGGTAGACGTAAACAAGGAAGGGAGTAAAGGCAGTGATAACAAAAATCACGGCATAGGCGAGGTCAAGTAGGAAGGCTTTCATAGTCAATCTCCAAGGCGGTGAGCATCGCGTGCTGGATCAAAGCTGCCTACATTGTCGCCAGAGTAAGCCCGTTCCGCTTCCATTGACAATGCTGTCAAGGTTTGTTTGTCAAGGATGCTAACAATGTTAACCCCGTCAAACCAGACAGCCATTAAGCGGTCAAGGCAAGAGGGAATGGTTAGGTCTAATTCAACGTCAATGATCCCGCCATTGAGCAGTGTTGCGTATCGGTGAAGGGTGTCTGTCATATGCTGCCTTTAAAGTTTCGTTAGTTGCAGAGACCTAGGCTTTGCGCTTCGGTATCCTAATTTTAGGTGCTGTCAACAAATAAACCATAGGTGTTTACCCTAAGTTTGCAATTGATTTTGTGGCTACAGTGACAATCCGCGAACATAGACAACCCTAGGTCAAGGTGTCCTATAACTGTAGGGGATGACATAAGGACAGATAGAGGGCGTACAGAGGGAGAACATAGAGGGAGACTAGGGATTCCAGAGCAAAGACAGACAACAAGATAAAACTACAAGGCAATCCCAAAGGCATCGCCACACTCACTCCCTTTGCGTGTCTGAGACAAACTATGCATTTATTGCATAACCTAGGGTTTACCCTGACCTGGATGGATGGCCAGTACTGGATGGATATACAGTAAAGTTTCTACCTAAGGGTTTACCAGTAAGGGTTATCCCTGGTAGGGTTTACCCCCCCCTTGATGGAAACAGGGGTGCGGTCTGTGGCAGTAGACAAACACACATCGAAACACACACACAAACAGACAAGCCTTTCCAAAAAAAAATTTTGTTTCAAATTAGGATTAGAATTTGTAGACACTAAATCAAGGAGAAGATATGGCTGGATATCCTATGAGAAGGGCGCTGGAGAAGAAGATAGAGGAGATGGGGGGGATAGAGTTTGTTACTGCTCATATAGCGCAGGGGATGACTATTGGCAGGTTGGCTGAGTTCATTGAGTGTTCTAGGCCGATGCTTTCTTTTTGGATAAACCATACGGAAGAGAGAAGGACTGCGGTTATCAATGCGAGGAAGTTGAAGGCTGAGAAGTTAGCTGAGGAGGCTTTGGAGATTGCTGACCAAGTGGATGAGAGCAGTAACTCTGGGGTGAATAAGGCGAGGCTTCAGGTGGATACGAGGAAGTGGTTGGCTGGTAAGCTGGACCCGGAGGGATATGGGGATACTTCCAAGACGCAGGTGAATATCAATATGGGTGATTTACATCTTCAAGCTTTGAAGCATTTAAAGGCAGAAGTCGTTACATTGGAAAACAATGAATAACCCGTTTATTGAGTTTATTAAGCTTTACAGAAACGACCCTGTTAAGTTTGTCAAAGAGGTTCTAGGAGTAGAGCCTGATGAATGGCAGCAAGACTTTCTGAATGCTGTGGCTACTGGTGAACGGAAAATCTCCATTCGTTCCGGCCACGGGGTTGGTAAGAGTACAACCGCTTCTTGGGCTATGCTTTGGTTCTTGTTGACAAGGTATCCGGTAAAGGTGGTGGTCACTGCCCCCACTTCTGCCCAACTCTACGATGCTTTGTTTGCTGAACTCAAGAGATGGGTTAAGGAACTGCCCCAACCTATACAAGATCTTCTTGATGTCAAACAGGAACGTATTGAACTGAAGGCCAGTTCTACTGAAGCGTTTATCTCTGCTAGAACAAGTCGGGCAGAACAACCTGAAGCTTTGCAGGGGGTTCACTCGGATAACGTTATGCTGGTGGCTGATGAGGCTTCTGGTGTGCCTGAAGCGGTGTTTGAGGCCGCTGCTGGTTCTATGTCTGGTCACAATGCTTTGACCATCCTTTTGGGTAACCCTGTCCGGTCTTCCGGGTTCTTTTTTGACACACACAACCGACTAAAAGACGAGTGGTGGACTAAGCGGGTGTCCTGCGTTGACTCCAAACGGGTCAGTGATGAGTACGTTAATGACATGAAGTCCAGGTACGGAGAGGAGAGTAACGCCTTCCGTATCCGTGTTCTTGGAGAGTTTCCTAGAAGTGATGACGACACCATCATCCCTATGGAGCTACTAGATACTGCCAAACATAGAGATACCCGTGCCTACGAGGATGCTCCCATCGTTTGGGGGCTGGACGTTGCGCGGTTTGGTTCCGACTCGTCAGTTTTGTGTAAGCGTCAATCTAACGTGGTCCACACTCTAGAGAGGTGGAGGAACTTGGACCTGATGCAATTGACGGGTGCTGTGGTGGCTCAGTACGAAGCTTGTGACCATAAGAACCGTCCTACCGAGATCCTGGTGGACAGTATCGGTCTGGGGGCTGGCGTGGTGGATCGGTTAAGAGAGTTGAACCTTCCTGCCCGTGGGATCAACGTGTCTGAAAGTCCGGCTATGGGTGGTACTTATTTGAATCTCAGGGCTGAGTTGTGGCACAAAGCCAAGGCTTGGCTGGAGAAAAGGGACTGCAAGATACCCAATAACGAGGATTTGATTGCCGAATTGGCTACAGTCCGGTACACATTTACCTCTAATGGCAAGATAAAAATCGAGTCAAAGGACGATATTAGACGCAGGGGACTGAAATCTCCCGACATGGCTGATGCGTTTGTGTTGACATTTGCCTCAGATGCTGCCACCATTTCTTGGGGAAAGAGCAGTTCATGGGGTAAGCCGATAAAAAGGCTGATTCGTGGTTTAGTTTAACTCCTTGCAAAGAACTTGAGCCACCTAATACGTGGCTCTTTTTTTGCCGTATGGTAATATTCCTGTACCTTTTTGGAGACTTCTTATGAAGATGGACAAAGCCGCCGAGAAAATTGGCAAAGTAATGGGTGAATTCAAAGACAAGAAGCTCAAGTCTTCTTCTGGTCAAAAGGTCAAGTCTAGGGATCAGGCCGTTGCGATTGCGATGTCTGAAGCCAAGATGCCTATGCGTGGTCAACGTACCGCCACAAATCGGAGCAAGAAATGAAGCCCGGTTTGTACAGTAACATTAATGCTAAACAAGAACGCATTAAAGCTGGTTCCAAGGAAAAGATGCGTCCTGTTGGGAGCAAAGGCGCTCCTACCGCCAAGGACTTCAAACAAGCAGCCAAGACTGCTAAAAAGAAATGATCAAGCGTGGGTCTGAAGAGTTTTCTGGTTATAACAAACCAAAGAAGACTCCAGGCCACCCCAAGAAAAGTCACGCAGTGCTGGCAAAGTCTGGTGACCAAGTGAAGTTGATCCGTTTTGGACAACAAGGTGTTTCTGGTAGTCCTGATGGCTCCAAGAGAAACGAAGCCTTCAAAGCACGACACGCAGAGAATATTGCCAAAGGAAAGATGAGTGCAGCTTTCTGGGCAAACAAAGTAAAGTGGTAAATCATGAAATGCCCTGTTGCGACCTACGACATCAAAGCCAACCTGAAAAACAGGAATTGGGCTATTAAGAATGTTGACTATGGCCCTGCCAATCCAGAAGAAGAAAACGAAGAATACTGGCAGAACCTAGCCGACATTTGGAAAGTATCCATTGATGACGTTCAGGAAATGCGCTGCGGTAACTGTGCTGCATTTATCCAAACACCTGAAATGCTGGACTGCATCGTTAAAGGCATTGATCAAGATGAAGATGGGTACGCCACTGACGTACAAGAAGCCGCAGATCTTGGGTACTGCGAGTTGTTTGACTTTAAGTGTGCTGGTGACCGTACTTGCTCGGCATGGCTTACTGGTGGACCCATTACCCAAAAGATGACCAAGGGTCAGCAGAATATGCTGATGATGGCTAAAACCGAATACGACACAAAGGATGATGAATCATGATGCCAATCATTATGGAGTTTTTAAAGTCAATGGTTCCACAAGTTGCTGCTGATGCAATGGGAACTGCGGCAACTGAAGCAGCGGCAAGTTCAATTCCGCAAGCAGTAGGTGATATTGCCACCCAATCTATTGGTCAACAAATCCAACCAGCTATGAACTTGTACAACCAAGTTACAGCCCCCGGTGCTACTGGTGGCGACATGGCTCGTTCTGCTTTTGAATACAGCATTCAGTCTGATAAAGACCCACAGAACAGGGTCACTATCCCAGCTATGGGCAACATGAACCCATACGCAAACATGGCAAACAATACCGTTGGAGGTATTCCATCTTTGCTGCAAAACACCCAATCTGGCTTACTGCCATTTTTTGGTTCACGCTAAGGAATTGATATGAACGAGAACCCAATGTTGATGGCAGAAACCCTGCAAGGCCAAATGGAGGGCGATGAGGTAATGTCAGAGGAAGAACTTCAAGGAGTTATTTCTGCTGAAATCTATGATGCCATTTCCTTCATTGATGACGACATTGGCGGCAATCGTGCCTTGGCTACTGGCTATTACTATGGCGCACCATTTGGCGATGAGGAAGATGGTCGCTCACAAGTCGTATCGATGGATGTACGAGATACCGTACAAGGGATCCTGCCAAGCTTGATGCGTATTTTCTTTGGCCCAGAGCGTGTGGTTGAGTTTATGCCTCAAGGGGCAGAAGACATCCAGAATGCTGAACAAGCCACTGACTACGTTGACTTCATCTTTAAGCGTGACAACCCCGGATTTAAGATCCTGCACTCTGCTTTCAAAGATGCGTTGGTGCGTAAGTGCGGCATCGTGAAGTACTGGTGGGATGAGTCAGTTGAGGTCAGTGCTGAGTCTTTCTCCATGCTTGACGAGCAAAGCATGATGATGCTGATTGAGAATCCAGACGTTGAGATCTCTGCTGTCCGTGAGTATCCAGTGCCTGGAATGGAGCCAATGAATCAGGCTCAGGCCATCATGACCCCTCCTCCAATGATGTATGACGTTGAGATCAAGCGGCGCATCAAAACAGGCAAAGTCAGGATTGAGGCATTGCCACCAGAAGAGTTCTTGATTGATCGCCGTGCTAAGTCCATTGATGAGGCTACATTTGTTGGTCACCGCACAATGAAGACCGTCAGCGACTTGGTTGCTATGGGTTATGACTATGACGAAATGGTCGAAGCATCAGGCAACGGCAACGACTTTGACAACAATCAAGAGTATCAAGCTCGTAACCCGTTTGCTGTTCTTAGCACCTCTAATAACGGCGACCCATCCAGCAAGAGTGTTCTGTACATTGAGGGCTACCTCAAGGTGGACTTTGATGGTGATGGCATTGCAGAGATGCGCCGTATCTGCACTATCGGTACAAGCAACAAGGTAATCCGTAACGAGATTGTTTCTGAGCGACAGTTTGCTGACTTCTGTCCAGATCCAGAGCCACACACCTTCTTTGGTATGTGTCCTGCTGATGTGGTCATGGACATTCAGCGCATCAAATCCAATGTCCAACGTGGCATTTTGGACTCCTTGGCCCAATCCATCCACCCCCGTACAGCAATTGTCGAGGGTCAGGCCAACATGGAAGATGTGTTGAACACTGAAGTTGGTGCTGTTATCCGCATGAGAGCGCCAGGAATGGTCCAGCCTTTTACAACTCCTTTTGTTGGTCAAGCAGCATTCCCCATGCTGGACTACTTGGACGACATCAAGCAGACCCGTACAGGCATTTCCAAGGCCGCTGCTGGCTTAGATGCTGATGCACTGCAAAGCACTACCAAGGCTGCTGTGTCTGCCACTGTCAATGCTGCTCACCAGCACATTGAAATGATTGCTCGTATCTTTGCTGAAACTGGCTTGCGTAAGCTGTTTACAGGCATCCTCAAGTTGGTTGTGGAAAACCAAGACCGTGCCCGAATGATTCGTCTGCGAAATACATTTGTGCCAATCGACCCCCGTTCATGGGATTCCAATATGGATGTCATCGTGAATGTTGGTGTTGGTGACGGAACAATTGAAGACCGCATCAATATTCTGAATCAAGTGGCAATGCGTCAGGAAATGTTGATTAAAGAAACCGGGCCTAATAATCCTGTTGTTTCTATACAACAGTACACCAACACATTGAACAAGATGCTTCAGTTGGCTGGCATTAAGGATTCGCAAAATTACTTTAACCAGTTACCTGCTGATTTCCAATTGCCAGAGCCACCACCACCTAAACCCACTCCAGAAGAAATGCTGGCGCAGGTTCAGGCTCAATCTATTCAAGCTGATATTGAAAAGAAAGCTGCTGAATTGCAATTGGACCGTGAAAAAGCATTGCTGGCAGATGACCGGGAACGTGATCGTATTGAACAAGATGGTATCTTGCGTAGATATGAGCTAGAATTGAAATACGGTGTACAAATTCAAAGTGCAGAAATAAATGCTGCGATGAATAAAGACCGAGAGTTAATCCGTCAACAAGCTGCAATGAGTCCAGTGCCTCAACAGCCCCAACCTATGATGTGACATGGATGATTTAGAAATTAACCTCGCAAGAGGTGACAGAGCAAAACTTCTACTAGAGGACGAACTTCTGGTAGAAATGCTAAAGAAGATTGAGGATGATTGTTACCGTGAGATCCGGGCCTCCAAGTTAATGGAGGGTCCGATTAGAGAGCAAGCTTATTTGCTTTTGACCACGGTAGATATTCTGCGATCTAAGCTGCGTTCTGTTATGGATACCGGAAAGATGGCAGAAGTTGCTTTAGCTAGAACTCGTGGTCGTCCCCGTAAAAATCCAGAAATCATTTAAGAGGTAAATATGTCCGATAACGCACAAGCAGTCGGTTCGATTACAGTAAACCAAGCAGCACAGAGCTTTGCATCCATGCTAGACACTCAAGAGGGTGTTGACACTGGTGCAGAGGTGCAACCAGAGGAGGAGCAATCCGAACCTGAGTCTGAAGAGGTGGAATCTGCGGAGCCGCAAGATGAAACAGAAGAACCCTCGGAGGAAATAGAAGGCGAAGACGAAGAGGCTGAAGAGCAACCCCAGAAGGAAGAGAAATTTGTCGTCAAAGTTGATGGCAAAGAAATCGAAGTCCCGAAGGAAGAGTTGATCCGAGGTTATCAACGTGAAGCTGACTACACACGGAAAACGCAGAAACTGGCAGAAGAGCGCAAATTTGTGGAGTCTGAGTTTCAGCAAGTACGTGGAGAGCGTGAACAATACGCTCAGATATTGGGGCAATTACAGCAGAAATTGCAGGAGTTTGAGCCACCAGAGCCTGATTGGAATCGTTTAGAAGTTGAAGACCCGACTGAATATGCCCGTCAATGGACATCACATCAGCGGCGTAATCAACAGAAGTATGCGATTCAAGCAGAGCAGATGCGGTTACAGCAATTGCAACAAGCTGAACAACAGAAGCAGATCCAATCTGTTTTGGCACAAGAAGTTGTTGCTTTGAAAGAGAAAATTCCAGAGTGGAGTTCTCCAGAGAAGGCCAAAGCAGAAGGTAAAGCTTTGATGGAATACGGTCAGAGCATGGGCTTTTCCGAGCAGGAACTGAACGGCATTACTGATTCACGGGCATTGCTTGCACTCCATAAGGCGTGGAAGTTTGACCAGATGATGAGTAAACGTCCAGAACTCCAAGCGAAGATTAAAAAAGCACCACGTATGGCAACTCCAGGTTCGGTGGGTAGCGTGAGTTCCAAGTCTGGTGATATTAACAACGCAAAAAAACGTCTTGCACAGACCGGAAGCGTCAGAGATGCCGCATCCCTTTTTGAAAAGTTTATCTGAGGATTTATCATGGCAGCAATTACCAACACCTACACCCGATATGACGCTAAAGGCATTCGGGAAGACCTCTCCAACGTGATCTATCAGATCTCGCCAGAAGAGACCCCATTCATGAGCAACATTGGCCGTGAGAACGTGTCCAACACTTTCTTTGAGTGGCAAACAGACGACCTTGCATCTGCCGTTACTACTAACGCCCAGATCGAAGGTGATGACGTTACCTCGTTCACAGCCGCAGTTCCTACAGTTCGTTTGGGTAACTACACCCAGATCAGCCGCAAGGATGTGATCATCGCTGGTACTTTGGAAGCCGTTGACAAAGCTGGTCGCCGTAGCGAACTGAGCTATCAAATGGCTAAGAAGTCTGCTGAGATCAAGCGCGACATGGAAGCCACAATGTTGGCCAACCAAGCCGCTGCTGCTGGCTCCACTTCTGCTGCACGTACAACTGGTGCTCTGTTGGCCTTCTTGAAGACCAACACCAACGAAGGTACAGGCGGTGGCGATCCTTCTTACACAACCATCCCCACTGATGACCGTACAGATGCCACTGCTGGCGACTTGCGTTCGTTCAGCGAAGTGTTGCTGAAGGACGTTATCCAGAAGGTCTGGACACAAGGCGGTTCTCCTTCCATCGTGATGGCTGGTCCTGTCAACAAGCAGAACCTGTCTAAGATGGCTGGCATCGCTGGTCAGCGTTTCAACGTCACTGGTCCTAAGCCATCGACCATCATCGGTGCAGCCGACATTTACGTTTCCGACTTTGGTAACGTCAGCATTGTTGCTAACCGCTTCCAGCGTGAACGTGATGTGTTCGTGGTTGATCCAGAATACGCAAGCGTTGCTTTCCTGCGTCCTTTCCAGACAGTCGAACTCGCCAAAACAGGTGACGCTGAGAAGCGTATGCTGTTGGTCGAGTGGGGCTTGAAGGTGAAGAACGAGAAAGCCCACGGCGCTGTTTACGACCTGAATAGCACGATTCAGGCTTAATCAAAAAGGGTGGGCTAATTACCCACCCTTTTTTTATCCTCTTACGACTATGACATCTAAACTTTTTGACTTTGATCCCATCACGGGAACAAAAAAAATGTGGCATTACGATGATGCTACGGATGAGGCAGTGATCGAAACCATCATGGATTTGTCTGGAGTTGTTGCTGACAACCAACAGAAATTCAATCAATTTGATGAAAGAGCCAATTGGAAAGGCGATATGCACCATGTTGCATCGATTCCTATGGCACTCTTTTATAAAATGAAAGCTGAAGGAAAACTTGATGACCAAGCTTATATGAAGCGTTGGCTCAACGACCCTGACAACCGAGCATTTCGCACACGACCTGGAGAAGTTTAATGGACAGTAAGACCATTGGGGTTTTGATCCCAACACGGGACTTTGTTAACGCTGGATTTGCCTACGATCTGGCACGTTTAGTTGGATTTACGGTGGGTTCATCCCACCACAAGGTAGTTTTGTACACAAGCTCTGGCACTTTGTTGTCAGCACAACGTCAGGATTTGGCTAAATCAGCCATTGAAGCTGGTTGTACTCATACGATGTGGCTTGACAGTGATATGCGGTTTCCCAAGGACACCATCATTCGTCTACTGAAGCACGATATCGGGATCGTTTGCGCCAACTATGCAAAGCGTAGATTTCCCACCGAACCCATTGCTGTCCGCAAAAATGGTAAGGATGAGGATGCCAAAACAATTCAGAGGGTATATACTGAGGACCATTCAACCGGATTGGTTGATGTAGATTACTGCGGCATGGGCGTAATGCTTGTCAAAGCCGAGGTCTACAAGACAATGGAATATCCTTGGTTTGCTATCCCTTGGGTTCCAAACGCACAAGACTACATGGGTGAAGATGTTTGGTTTTGTCGCAGAGCCGCTGAAAACGGCACAAAAACATATATTGACCAAGACCTCTCAAAAGAGGTTCACCACATTGGTTCGTTTGAATTCAAGCATGAACACACAATAGCGTGTAGGGATGTAGAAAATGGCACTTGATACATTTGCGGAGCTTAAAAGCACGATAGCGGATTATCTAAACCGTGATGATTTGACATCAATCATCCCGAGTTTTATTTCCCTTGCTGAAGCAAAATTCAATCGAAAAGTTCGTACACGGCAAATGGTTGTTCGTGCAGAGGGCCAAATTGATACTCAATTCTTTGCCTACCCAACTGATTGGCTTCAGGCAAAAGAATTTCAGCTTAACACCAATCCTATTATTAGGTTGAAGTTTGTAACTGAGGCTCAAGGTGACGAACTCAAAGCCTCAAGCTACATGGCTCCTGGACAACCGCTGTACTACACAATTGTTGGTAGTCAGATTGAATTTATCCCAAGTCCAGACACGACATACTCGGCAGAACTTACCTACTATGCTAAGATTCCTGCACTGAGTAACGCAAACACAAGCAACTGGCTATTGGCATATGCCCCAGACTTGTATCTGTACGGGTCTTTGCTTGAAGCCTCTCCATACCTTAAAGACGATGAGCGTCTAGCAGTATGGAGTCAGTTATACACCAATACATTGGGTGATATTGAAGTAGCAGATCAACGGGCTTCTGTTTCTTCAACTCCTGTTGTCAGAGCCAAAACTTTGGGGTAATAAATGTCATCGTTTACAGACTACAGCGAAAATTTGGTTCTAAACTTTTTGTTTACGACCAATACAGCTACACGCCCAACAGCTTGGTATGTTGGCCTATTTACGGCTGCACCATCTGATGCTGGTGGCGGTACTGAGGTTTCCGGCAATGGCTATGCACGAAAAGTGACAGGCACAATCAGTGTGTCTGGTACATCACCCACATTGGCTACAAACGCAGCGGCCATTGAGTTTGCGGCGGCATCTGGTGGCAATTGGGGAACGATTACACACGTTGCGATTTTTGATGCACTTACATCCGGCAATATGCTGGGCTGGGCTGCACTAAGTTCATCGCGCACGATCAACGATGGCGATATCATTCGCATCCCTGCTGGCGATTTGGACATTACATTGACTTAAAGGATTCCTCATGGCCTTGGTGCTTAAAGATAGGGTCAGAGAGACTTCTGAGACAACTGGAACTGGACCAATCACCCTAAGTGGTGCATTGGCTGGGTTTCAGTCGTTCTCTGTCATTGGCAATGCCAACACCACTTATTACGGCATCGTCAATGCTGCGGCCAATGAGTGGGAAGTGGGTGTCGGCACATACACAGCATCTGGCACGGTGCTGTCGCGTGACACCATTTTGGAGTCCAGCAATGGCGGCACTGCTGTCAACTTCTCTGCTGGTACAAAGGATGTGTTTGTCACTTACCCAGCAGAACGGGCGGCATCGACTGACACACTGGCAACACCCCCTGCCATCGGCGGCACAACCCCTGCTGCGGGTACGTTTACTACGCTGACTGCTACGGGGCAGAC